GGGTAGACATTTCTAGCCTTTCTGAAATAGATGCTGTTCTTTTTGTAAAAGATGCTACGGCTTCTGATTATGTGAAAACAATTCACGGTAGAAAACTTCAGGTTCGTGACTTCGCTTTCAACTATTCGGTTGATGGTGACGCTACAGAAGAATATACAGCAATCGGTTCAGAGAGACGTTACTTAAAGTATGACGTAGTCATTGATAAGTTTACAGTTGGCACAACCAGCTTTACACTTACACAGACTCCGGTACAGCTTAAGAACGGCGATTATGCACTGTCAGTAGTTATTGACGGTTCGTATCTCACAGAAGTTTCTACAGTTCCTGCCACAGGAGAGTATAGAGTTGTTGGCACAACGCTGACAACTGGTGATACAAGAAGCAATCAAGTTCTTGCAGTCTACCACTCAAATCCAGCAGGAACGAACTGGGCAAATGTCTCAGATGCAACAATGCCCGTAGCAATACGTGGTAAAGACGTAGCGATTCAAATAGCGGCCAATAGTATTACCAGAATTCAATCTGTCAATATTAACGGTAACTTGAATGTTCAAACAGTCAAGGAGTTAGGAAATCGAAACGTTGTTGGTTATCAACGACAAGTACCAACGGTAGAGGGTTCTATTACAGTACTCGACACAGACACCGACCTTATCTCTCTCTTATCAGAGGGAACGATTGGTTCTGGTGTTGAATGGCAACCTGGTGAAGGTTGTACAGACGTAACATTACAGCTCAAGGTTGAATTAGTTGACCCTTGTGATGATGATGGAAGCCCGACAGTCCTAAAGACTATCATTATTCCTACAATCAGTATCACAAGTGACGGCTATACAAGTAACGTAAACGAAAACGCTTCCGTTTCTTTCAACTTTAGAAGTACTGATGCGCAGTGTATTGTATATAGCGGCGTAGTAGTCTAGTTTAGTTTTAAAACAACTTAAATAGCTATAAAGGGTTATAAAAAGGAGCTATGCTTTTGAGGTATGATAGTTTAAATACTATCTACTTCTTGAGAGTAGCTCCTTTTAACTTTTAAAAAAGAAATAAGGAAAGGTTTAGGATAATAATGTCAGATGTAGTAGAAAGAAATGATGTAGACATATCAAAGATGTTTGATTGGGCAAGAGTCTACGAGATAGTAAACCCACTAGATGATTCTATTGTAACACTAGTGTATATGAAAGTACTTGGAGATGCGGATTTAGGCAGAGCTAGAGTTTACGCACTAAGGAAGAGTTCAGAACTACGAAGGAAACTTAAAGACTTAGATAGTGATGAAAGGATCGGGTATATACGAGATGTTAATGACTTGACCAAGGAAGAATTAGAAAACCTTGGCGTAGCCTATTCATCTAGAGAACTTATACAACAGGCACGACAGTCAGTTAAAATTCCATCACCAAAGGCTCCCCCATCAAATGCTTCGTTAGAGAAGATGGAGAAGTTTCAGAAGGCAGTAGATGAGTATCCAAAGAAGAAACACGACCTCGTTCTAAAGGCTACAGAGGATGCACTTAATGCTCTGAGAAAAGAACTTTCAGAACGTACGATGGAAGATTTATATAAGCACTACGTAAGACTGCTTATTGATGAACTGTGTGAACAAGAGGCTCTGAGAACTTTCAAGGATATGCAAATATTCCTAGGATGCTATAAGAGCGATGACTACAAGGAAGATAATAGATTCTTTGATTCATTTGAAGGATTTCTGAATCTGGAACCAATAGCTAAGCAGAGATTTAAAGACGCTTATGATACCCTCGATGTTGAAATGAGTGAATTAAAAAAATTGCGGCGAGCAACGCAATAGCGTCTTTATGGAGTGTCACTAAAGCGTTGCAGATTCCATTAGACCCAAAAGTCAAGGAATTAGCCGACTTACCACACACAATAAGTTTTATAATTAGGAAGAGACAGCAGATAGATAATCTAAGCGAACTTCCTAAAGACAAGCGACCTCCAGAATCGGTTATTTGGGATGGTACTTCCGAAGAGATGGAAGACTGGCTAAACCGAGTATTCGATAAAAAAATAAACGATACGCTGAACCTAAAGATAAAGGACAGTGAAATCGAAGGATAATTTACATGGCATCATTTGAACAACAACTTAAGTTCCTATCAGCAGAATTAAATAAGATTACTGCTCAAATAGAAAAACTCAAGGCAGCCTCGTCTAGTGGAGGTGCTGGAGACCCCCAGATAGCCGCCTTAACGGTGCAATATCAGGCTCTAATAGCTCTTCAAAAAGAGTACATAGCTAATAAAGCTAGAGAGGCTGGAGCATCTTCTGGTGTGAAAGGAAGAGGCCCCGGTATAGCCGGTACTCCCGCTGGAAGTGGTGGTGGTACTGACCCAGCCAAACTTGGTAGGGATATGGCAGCCTCTACTACTAAGGGTATAAAAGCAGCGGAAAAGGCAGCAAGGGAGCAGGAACGAGCTGCTAAAGCCATAGAGCGAAAACGTATCGCAGAAGAGAAGCTTGCTCAATTAGCTGCTGCACAGGCTAGAATTGCTAACGACCCTAGATATGGGGTAGCATATAGGCAGGCAGTGCAACGTGGATATAGTAAATCCGACTTAACTAGCATTGACGATAGGGGTGGTGGTGTTGAGAGACTGCGATTTGCTAGACAAGAGGGCGGAAAGAACATGTCGTTCAATCCGTATGTTAGTAAATCCGGTGGTTCAACTCCTGGACTAAGCTCTCAGTATAGAAGTGTTGGTAGTGACATACTACGAGACATAGGACAGTTCGCTAAGTGGTCAATTGCTGTAGCTGCAATTTATACTCCTCTTCAGAAGTTAGGGGAACTGATGACGGATATGGTGGATGTACAGTCAAGACTGGCTGATGCCACCATTGCTGCAAACATTCCATTTGATAGGTCTAATGAGATATTTGAGCAGGTCTATAATTCTGCAAATCTGGCAGGTGAGGGATTAGCTGGCGTTATTGATGCCTACGCACAGGCTTACCGCTCTGCTGGTAGATACTCAGACCAACAGCAAAGAAATAATGTAACAACGGTACTACTTAATGATTCATTAACGCTGTCTAAGCTTTCCACATTAGACCAAGCAGGAGCTATTGATACATTATCAGCAGCATTACTGCAGTCTGATTTAGAACTAGACAGGGGACAAGATTTACTAAATAAGTGGGTAAGAGTATCTCAGGTAGCTAATGTAGACATTACTGGACTTGCTACAGGCGTAGCCGTCTTAGGAGACTCAGCTCAAACAGCCGGTCTCGATATTGATGAACTTAACGGCCTTATCGCTGTACTTTCAGAACAGAGTATATCTGGCTCTAAAGAAGCAGCTAATACGGCTAAAGCATTAGTAGGTTCTTATCAGTCGGATAAGGCAGAGCAGACACTTACCAAATATGGTTTTGCACTTCGTAGAGCTAATGGTGAAGCTAGAGAGTTTCTAAGTGTTTATCAAGAGTTAGCTAAAGCTAGAGAACAGGGACTACTTTCCCCAGCCGCTATTTCAGAGCTTTCACTTGCTTTAGGTGGTGGTGGTAACAGAAGAGCTAAAGATGCTTCTGCACTTATCAACGGACAGGATAGATTACTAGCGGTTGCAAAAGAATCTAGAGATGTTGCTCAGGATTCTACTCTCGCACAAGACTCTTTAGGAAAGAAGTTAGAGACCGTTGAGACAGCTAGTACAAGACTTTCCAACTCGTTCTTAGGGTTGGCACAAACATTAGGAGATGATGGTGGACTACTTGATTCATTCAAGAATCTACTTAATTTCCTTACAGCAATAACAACAGGGTTCGACCACCTGTTTGAATTACTTGGTAGAAGTGGCCCAATTTTGACCACTACTCTAACAGGTCTTTTTGCATTAAGTAAAATTAGTCCAGAGAGAACACTAGGGATATTAAGTAGCCTAGGTGGAAGAAATTATGGTGGCGGGCAATTTATTCCTGGAGGAGGAAGAGCTCCAGCAGGTGGAGTAAACGTAGCAAACAGCGGTACGGGATTTGTAAATAGGTCTGAGGGTGCACTAGGAAATGTACTATTAGCCGGTACTGGACAAAAATCAGCCGGAGCTTGGAAGGGTGGAGCACTGGTTGGCGCATTGGCTACAGGTGCTGCAGCAGTTTCAAACATTAGACAGGGAGAAACTGATAGAGCAGCTGGAAACGTTATTGGTGCAACAGTGGGTGCAGCTATAGGTGGGTACTTGGGTGGCCCAGCTGGATTAGCTATAGGAGCTACAATTGGTTCATCTGTTGGTGAATCTTTCGTAAAGGGAGTTCTTGAGTATGATTCAGATTTTGCAAACTTCTTTCGGGATGTAATGCCAAAACCAGAAACCTCGTCAGATGAGGCCCCGTCAGCCTCAGAAGCTAAAAGAAAAGATTTAGCAGACACTGCATTTAAAGAGTCTGGGTATGGCCCAGCCGCACTAGCCCTAGACTTAGCTCTCGTTCAAATTGACGATGCAATAGGAGATGCACTTGGGGACTGGGCTAGAGTGTTTCCCAATATTGATAGAGAAGCGTTTACTAAGGAAACACTTACTGGGTCAAATATTTCAAAAGATACAGAGGATGCGATACGCCGTGAGCAAGACCTTTCTCGTATCCAGGATGGTGAGTATGAGACTAGAAACATAGAGGATTTTGAACCAAAAAGAAAACAACTTCAAGACCTAGCTAATCAGGAAAGACAGAACCAATTACAAAGACTATCATCTGGAGAAATAACTCCATCACAGTTTGGCAAGACAACTGAACAGCTGGCAGGATTCCCTGTTTCAGCTATACGTAGTGTAGAGGCGTATGGAGAAGCCTTTGTTAAAGCTTCTGGAGAGATAGATAATGTTGAGAGTGCCTATAAGGAGTTTCTTTACATAGCTACTTATGGAAATGAGGAGCAGATTAAACAACTCTCTCAATACACTACTGACATTAACTCACTTCAATATCTTATAAGTAATTTTGATGATAGCCTGATTGGTACTAAATTAAAACTATCCTTTGGAGAGGTTGATATAAATAGCCCCGGAGACTTAGCGAAAATCCTAGAAGGTGTGCAAACACAGGCT